GCGAATTGCCTGACATCCCGCGCGGTGCGCTGGTGCGATACCGGGAATGGTATGGCAGCACTGGCAAGCCGAATGAGGGCTTGCGGATGACTGCCGAGGAAGTGGCGTTTGGTATCGCGCAACGTGACGCGGGCGACCCCAAGCCTGAGAATGGCCTTCACGGCGTGGCGGACCCGGCCATTTTCAGCAGCGACGGCGGGCCGAGCATCGGCGAGCGCATGGCGCGGTCCGCCAAGGTTTTCTTCCGCCCGGCGGATAATGCCCGCGTGTCGCGTCAAGGCGCGCTTGGCGGGTGGGACCAAGTGCGAGCGCGGTTGCGCGGTGATGAAACCGGGCCGGGCTTGCTGATCTTCAGCACATGCCGCGACCTAATCCGCACTTTGCCGGCGTTGCAGCATGATCCTGACCGCCCGGAAGATGTGGACAGTGACGGCGAAGACCACGCGCCGGACGAGGCGCGCTACGCTTGCATGAGCCGCCCTTGGGTGCGGCAGAAGCCGGTGCATAAGCCGGGCAATATCGTGTCAGTTGGTGGCACGAACACCGCGACTTTCAATGATTTATGGAAAACCGCGCCGCAAACCGCGCGCTGGTAAGGAAATTTGCCATGTTGAATGCCCCATTCTCGCCCGGCGAGACCTTAACGCTTTCCGTAACAACCACCAGCAGCAACGCAAGTTTTGCGACGGCTGGAACGGCGGCGTCTGTCATTGAAGTGCAGAATACTGGCTCTTCCCCATGCTTTATTGTTTTCGGAGCCACCGCAACAACGGCGGGATATCCGATTGGTGCCGGTCAGGCCAAACTATTGAGTAAACCGCCCGGACAAGCGCAGATCGCAGCCATTTGTGGATCTGGCAGCACCACGCTTTATGTCACGTCAGGCCAGGGCCGTTAAATTGTCACAGCGCCTAAATACGCGGTTGCGGGCGGTGGCTGCGGCGGTTAGCAGTGGCATCGTCACCAGCGGCCTCGTGATGCACTTGGACGCGGGCAACGCCGCATCCTATCCCGGCAGCGGCACGGCTTGGACGGACCTGACCGTGAACGGGAATAACGGGACGCTGACCAATGGCCCAACCTATAGCGCGGCAGATGGCGGACAGATTGTTTTTGATGGTGTGAATGATTACATCATCGGGACAAATAATGCATCCGTACAGATTACTGAGGGAACCATAGCGTGTTGGGTTCGGTGTCAGACTGAACCTAATTATGTCGGTCTAATAAGCAAAAATAATGCATGGGCCCTAGTGGCTAACAATGATGTGCTTGGCTGCTATGATTGGGGTAATGCTGTTTTTCGATCTACTGGCTTGAATATAGCAGATAATGCTTGGCGTTATATCAGTATGACTTTCACAAACACAGTTGGAACACCATCAAACAACGCGATTATTTATGTTAATGGTTCTGCTGTGCTGACCACCACAACAAAGCATGTGAATCAAGCTACGGAATTTGGTTTAGCGGTAGCGCAAGCAGTTTCTGGCGAGAATTTGCGTGGTGGTATCGCGATTGGTCATATCTACAACCGCGTCCTTTCGGCAGCAGAAATCCAGCAAAACTTTGACGCCAACAAAGCGAGGTTCGGCCTATGATCGAATGGAAAATCGCAAACCTATTTGCCACGCTAAGCAATTCAGAGATGGACCAGCAGCGCCCCAATGGCGCGATTGTGGTGCGCGCTGAATGGCAGGTAACGGGACGCGACCAGAACATCACGGCAAGCGTGACGGGCTTTCAAGAATTTGTTTATAACCCGGAAACGGAGTTCACGCCGTATTTGGAATTGACGGAAGAACAGGTTTTGTCGTGGGTTCATCGCGCAATGGCCGGGCAGCGCAAAGCCTATGAAGATATGGTGATGCAGCAAGTGGCGCAGAAGAAGGCAGAGCCGATCACGCTGCCGCTGCCGTGGCATCAGCCCGCGCCTATTATGGTGGAACAGCCTTCCGGCAACGACACGCTGATAGGCGGCAACGGCAATGATAGTCTTGGGGGTTTGGCGTGACCCTCAAGATACCGCCTGGCCTAAGCCATGCCTTGATCGGCGCTGCGCTGACTGTAGTCATTGGTATTCCATGCGCTTTGATTGGCTTGCCTGCGCTTATCGGCGCTGGTTTTGCCATCGGGTTCTATGTCGGGCGCGAACGGCGCCAATCGGAAGAACACTTTGGAAGCAACCGCATCTGGCCGTGGCAATGGAAGCCGCGCGCTGGGCGTGATATCGCTTGGCCTGCGCTGGCGGCGGCACTTGCCGCGCTTTTGATTGAGGTTTTAGCGTAATGTCGCAGGAGCCGGACGATCTCAAATACAAGACGCCAGAGGGCAAGTATCGCCGCTGGCTGGTCGAGATTGATCAGGCCGAGAAGTGGTGCCGCGATTGGCATGAGACTGCCAAGAAGTGCTTGAAGCGCTACCGCGACGACCGGAATGAGCTTCAGAAAACACAGCGCCGCATCAATATATTTTGGTCAAACGTCGAAACCCTGAAGCCTGCGCTATATGCGCGGCGCGCGAAGCCCGTGGTTGAGCGGCGTTTTCGCGATGCTGACCCAATTGGCAAGGCGGCGGCGGAAACGCTGGAACGTGCCACGACCTTTGCCACGGACAGCGACCAGTTTGACGAGGTAATCCGCCAAGCGCGCGATGATCGGCTTATCGTCGGGCGCGGCACGGCCTGGCTGCGCTATGTGCCGCATTTCCAGCAGATGAACCCGCCGACGCCCGCCGATGGCGTCAGCGTGACGGATGACGCCGCCGAATATGAGGCGGAAACGCAAGCCCAGGCGCCAGTTGAGGCGCTGGTGTTTGAAGAAGTCGCGCATGACTATGTGGCGTGGGAAGACTTCCTTATGTCGCCGGCCAAGACTTGGCGCGAGGTGTCATGGGTTGCCCGCAAGGTGCAGATGACGCGCGCCGAATTGGTGGAGCGTTTCGGCAAAGAGATTGGCAGCGCGGTTCCGCTGAATGAGCGGGCCGACAAAAACGGCAATGATTCTGCGGAGGCGCGTTTTCGTGATGGGCTTTCCGCCCGCGCTGACGTGTTTGAGATTTGGAGCAAGGCAGAGCGCAAAGTGTGTTGGCTTGCGCGCGGCTATGAGGGCTTGCTTGACGAGCGCGACGATCCGCTGCGCTTGCGTGATTTCTTTCCGTGCCCGCGCCCGATGTTTGCGACCGTTACCACAGAGAGCCTAATTCCGATCCCTGACTACATGATGTATAAGGATCAGGCTGACGACTTGGACAGCGTGACGCTGCGCCTTTCCATGCTGACGGAAGCTTGCCGCGTTGCCGGTGTTTATGACGCATCGCAGGACGCCAGTGTTGGGCGTCTGTTCTCCGAGGCCAGCGATAATCAGTTGATCCCGGTGAATACCTGGGCCGCGTTCTCTGAAAAGGGCGGGCTTCGCGGAGTGTTGGATTTCGTGCCGCTGGATGGCATTATCGCCACCATCCGCGAATTGACGTCGCGCGAGCAAGTCTTGAAAGCGCAGATTTATGAGATCACGGGCATTTCTGACATTGTTCGGGGCTATTCCGCGCCGTCAGAAACCGCCACGGCGCAGCAAATCAAGGGGCAATTCGCGGCGCTGCGGTTGCAGGAACAGCAGTCCGAGGTGGCGCGGTTTGCGCGTGACGTGATTGCGATGACGGCGGAAATCATCTCCGAGCATTTCCAGCCGCAAACGATTGCGCTGATGTCTGGCCTGGCAGAACAGGCGCCAGAGTTTCAGCAGAATTTCATGGCGGCGGTGCAACTTTTGCGTAATGATCGGATGCGGAGTTTCCGCATTGACATCGAGACGGACAGCACGATTGCGGTTGATGAAACCGCCGATAAGCAGGCCGCGACTGAGTTCCTTACAGCAATGGGCAATTACATGGCGTCCAGCTTGCCAATGGCGCAGCAAGCGCCGGAATTGTTGCCGGTGATTGGGCAAGGCGCGGTATTCCTGGCGCGGCGCTTCCGGGCTGGGCGGCAATTGGAAGGGTCAATCGAAGCGTCATTCCAGGCGCTGGAGCAACGCGCGCAACAGATGGCGCAGCAGCCGCAACAGCAGCAGCCTGACCCGGCCATGCTGAAGGCGCAGGCTGATCAGCAGCGCTTGGCCATGGAAGGCGAAATTAAGGGCCGTGAGCTGATGCTGCGAGAGCAGGAATTGACGTTTAACGCGGATTTGAAAGCGCGCGAGATGGGCTTGCGCGAGGCCGAGATGATGCAGTCCCGCAAGGACGCGCTATTGCCTGACCGTGAAGCGCTGGTGCAAGGCAACGAAGGCGCTTTGACGCAATTGGCGGCATCCCTTGCCGCATTGGGCCAAAGCCTAGAGATGATGCAGCAACAGCAAACAGACACGGCGCAAATCCAGATGCAGGCGCTGGCGCAGTTGGCGGCTTCCATGACGGCACCTAAGCGCGTGGTGCGAGGCCCTGATGGCCGCGCCATGGGCGTCGAAACCGTCTTGAACTGATCGGCGGGGCATAGATTATGGCGGTTCAGCTTTCTGTCGCAGTGCGTAACGCGCGGCTTGATGCAATTGAAACGACTATCGGCGCATCTGCGGTGTTGAAGATTTTCACGGGCAGCCCGCCAGTCAATTGCGCGGCAGCGGATAGCGGCACCGTGCTTGCCACGATCAATCTGCCTTCCGATTGGATGGCGACGGCAAGCGGTGGCAGCAAGTCCAAAAGCGGCACATGGGAAGACTTGAGCGCCGATAACACCGGCACGGCAGGGCATTTCCGGGTTTATGATAGCGGTGTGACGATTTGCCATATTCAAGGCACGGTCGGCACCAGTGGAACAGATATGACGGTCAATAGCACTAGCTTTACTGCGGCGCAGCCCTTCACAGTCAATTCCTTCACCCTGACGGATGGAAACGCATGAGCGATTTCGTAGGTTACACGCCGGGGTCTGGCGAACAGATCGCGGTTGACAATATACCGGGCGGCAAAGTCCAGCGCGTCAAGGTAATGCTTGGCCCTGACGGCGTAGATGGAGGCGATGTTTCGAGTTCAACGCCGCTTCCGGTCGCCGCATATGGTGAATTGATTGAAGCAATCGAGGCCATGCGGATTGCGATTGCGGCCCTGACCAAAACCATCGGCTTCGCGCTTCCAAATGCGCTTGGCCAGCCGATCTTTGAGGCGCGTCAAGGCACTGCGGGTAACTTGCTGATGACCGCAAACCTGGCGGGCAATCAAACCTTAGCCACCTTGACCAATCAAACGCAGATGGGCGGCTTTGCATCAAATGACCAAATTCCCGCGCTAATGCACCTTCAGGCGGACAACCTCCGCCGCAACATTACGGTGAGCTAAAATGGCAACCACAAACGGCAATAAAAAAATTCTTGATCTAAAGCGGTGGGAATTTTGTGCCATTCTGCCCACCACCACGCAGGCTGGAACCTTCGTTGCTTCATCGCGCCATTTTCGACAGCAGCAGCTTTGCGTTCGCAGCAACTCCGAGGCTTTCATCTATAATCCCTCCGAGGATGGATGGGTGCCGATTACCTCACCGGGCTTGGCCGGTACGTTTGGCGCGGGCGCGGCTGGGGTTTCTGGCGCGTGGTCAACAGGCTCGACGGTGGGCGCAGCTTCACTGACTGCGACGGGTGGCAGCACAACCACGATTATTACAAACCAAACCCTTGCGCGGGACTTGCGTGGCTACAAGGTCCTCATTATGGCCGGGCCGAACGCTGGCGCGGTTTTGGATATTGCGTCCAACACCATCGCCGCAAATGCGGTTATTACCGTCACGCCTGCCCAGGCGGTCGCGTTTTCTGCTTCGACGGTCTATCGCCTGCTGACGCCGCGCTGGTATGT